ACAAACTGTACGACCCAACTTGCATCAAGGTTGGCACCTGACGTGTCTTGTGCATAATCCTGACTCCAGGCAGCATTGACTGCAAGATTTGATGCAGTGATCACATACCAGGTGTTGGTTAAGTTATTGTAACCTAGACCAAAATTGCGGTATAGTTCAATCTGTGACCGTGCATTTTGTTTAACAGTTGTTCCTAAATCAGTTACAAACAAAGGAATAACTTCGACACATTGTGCATTAGTTGGAACATAGTTGTTGAGCACAACTGGACCTAGACCACTAGTGAAGTTGCCGCGGCCTTGGTTGGTTCCGTCAAGATATACCGCAGTAGCAGAAGCCCAAATAGTTAATTTTTCGTCTGCTCTTGTGGGTGTGCCCAATACCAATCTATTGTTGGCATCAAAGTAATAACCAGTTGGGGATCTAAATTTAATCAAACTGCCAATTTGCACATATTGCATATTGTTGCTGGAATATGTGCCCACTGGCACAGGATTCCCGGCTGTATTTTTAAAATAACCAGTTGTCTCATTGGCCAATGTTGTACTTTGATTCCAACTGACTGCCAACGCAGTTAATGATGGTCTTGGAAAATTTGCATAATAAAATTGCTTGGCAGCTTCTGTTGCTATCAACGGCTCGACTCGATTAGAAAGCACATCACTGATGTCATTGGTTGTTAACCAGCTAAACAAAAATGTTGGCAATTCGTTTGATTCGTACAACGCACCGTCGCTGCCAAATGTATTGGTAGAACTGTACTTGCCGGTGTTGTCAACCAAGTCAAGATAGCGACTTGTACCAATTGATGCACGGTTAAGTGCTTTGGATTTGATAATTGAATTGTAGGCAGTAAACGGAAAGTTGTTGTAGTCTTCGCCGTTGACCATACGGTTTTGCGTATAGTAACGAGCCGGGGCACGTTGCTTGATTTCGTCGATCGTTTCACGAGCAAGTGCATTGCTCACTGGTGCTGTGATGCCACAAGTAACTGTCAGTGTTTCTAATTGGCCAGTGCGGCTAACATAACTGATACTTAAAATCACATTTTGCATTTCTTCTGGATTGATAATATACTGCAATCCATTTGATGAACGAACATAAGAACGGAAAAATCCCACAGGAATTTCGGAAAAAACGCCGTCGCCAAAGTTCAATGTAATTTGATCATTTGCTCTACTGGCAACTGAATATATAGGACGCAGGTTTTCTTGTTGTTCGACCGCGGCAGTGTAAACGCTTTCGACATAATCCCATTCGCGGGCAATATTCCCAACGTTGTCCAACTGATACAACCAGCGATCTGTGTTGTTTACACCTTCAATGTTGACGTTGACTGCGCGGTTGGCGATGCGCTCAGGCAAATTAAAATCTTGATTCTGTAATACGCCCTGTTTGAAATAAAAGAAGAAACCAGTGTCAGCAGACGCAAAACCCAATTGGTCGTTTCGGAACAGCATGCCAAACTGTCCGTTGGGCTGTGGGCTTGGTTCGTAAACATACTCTACACCTGCAGGTAATCCAGTAGCAGTGGCACTCACAGCTTCAAACGGCATGTTCACACCATCAATAACTGCACTAAACGGAATCACAGGCAGGAATCCTGGTACCAAGTTGACTGTGTATTCATCTGTGCGAATACCTTGAATTGTTGTTCTATTACCAGGGCGGCCAACACGCTGAGTGTTTACCAGTGCAGAATTTATAATGGCATTGAATTGTTCTTGCCAGTCAAAGTTTGTGGGGTCAGCCCAGTTAACAGTGATGTTGGCCAAGTTGATGCCGTTGTAGTCAATGACATTTTCTGTTGTTTGTATTGAAAATACTTTGAGATATCCGTTGGCTTCGGTGTTGCGCTTGGGGGTGTAACCTACCAAGTTTGCAAGTTTGACCACGCTGTCACGACGTTCAGCAGTGTCTAAATAATTTTCACGAGTGTTTAAATCTGTACGGAAGGCCAATGACTGGCCCATAAATGCCATTACATCTAGTATGGCAATAAATTCTGATGATTCAATGTAGTCATTGAATGTTTCTGGATAGTACAATCGTACATAATCAACAAAGCTCTTGCGGAGAGTTTCAAAGTCATAGCTTTGGAAGTCAGCTTCGCGGTAAGTTTGATAGATTCGTTTCCAATCTTCAACTCCAAATACTGCGGTTTGTCTAGTAGTTTTTGCCATAATAATCCATCTTGTAGATTATTTATGGCGAAAATAAACCGCCCAGTTTATGTTTATGCGTAGCTTGCGCTGGCGGTTTGTTGGTCGAAGTACAAAGATAAAAATTCAGTTGTTTGCCCTGGAACCAACATCAGTTCAATTTCGATCAATATACCATGCAGTTGCGGGTACATGTTGGCGGATTGCAAATAAATTCTTGGATCCAAGCTGGCTACTCGTTGTATTTCTGCTAGTATGGCACGTTCTGTGTCTTGTGTTTGATTTTCAAATATGTAACTCCATATCATGGTTCCGTACCCAGGACGGCCAACAAGTTGCCCTTGTGTTATATTGAGTGCATTTAATAGATCACGCTTGACCAACTCAAAATCTACCAAAGTAAATTTCTTTGTTTGTCCTATTGTGTTGAAACCTCTGAATGTTGTCATAGTTGTATTTACTTGTATTTTAGGCAAAGTCACTGTCGTCTAGTTCATTTACAAGCGGTAGTCCCAATCTTGCTCTAATAATAGGATCGTTGCCTATGTACGGCAGCGCATTTGGATCTCCTAATGCATTAACACCTCTGTTAATTCCGGTGGACAGATCTTGCAAACCATCAAGGCCGCTGGGAAACGCCCCACTGAGTATGCTCTTGGCCTGATTGCCTGCTTTTTCTAGTGACGCAGTGTCAACTGCTTGTGGACTGAATGTCGGAGTTAGAATTTTATTGCTTCCAACCAGTTTAACAAAAGCGGCATTTACTGTTGTCCTATTAATTGTTCCAGTAAATCCGGCAGCCGGTACAACTCCTGCCACTGCCGCCGGTAATTTAAAATCGCTAAAATTAACAGCAAATTGTCCTTGCTTGGCTAAAGAATCCATTTGTGATTTAATTGACGCTCCGTTGATGTTTGGCAATGCTCCTTTAGCCCATGCTAGTGTGTTGTCTATGCCAAATTTACTTGAGTTTGCCAATAATCCGCCGAGATCAGATATTCCACGGTCAAGCACAGTTGATAATCCAGCCAGTCCTGCAATGCTGCCAAGTGCATTTGCAACCGAAGATAAGCTGTTTGATACAGTATTAAATATTTGTCCGCTGGGTGCAGTGGTATCAGTTCCAGGTGTTACAATTTCTCCAGTTTGCACTAATGTATCGTAAGTAGATTTCATAAGTTCGTACTGGGTTTTGTCTTGCAACGCTGAATTTTCCAACAACGTGTTTACCTCAGCTACACCATTTTTGCCAGTCCATACAGTGGTAGTGTTCAACACATCAACAAAGCTGTTTGGATTGCGTATAAATTTGTCTGCTGTCCCTGGCTTTAAATACCCAACTGATTCAAGTTGTTCTGCGGTAAATCCATATTTTCCAAGACCCGATTCATTTGTACAAACACCTGATGATTGACATACACTTGCAGCAACTGCTGCCATAACTGACTGCACTTGAGTAGTAGATAATAATCCTATAGGAGTAGTTATTACTGATGTATCAACATAATCAGCAACAGTAATACCGTTGTTGATTGGTATATCATTCAATGCTGGCAACGAAGAAACTATGTTATCATTGTAAATAGCCAGCAAGGGAATATCTGGAACACCTGCTGTCCCTCTATCAAGTCTNGACAATGCAAACTGTACACCAGTGGTAGTTGGCGATTCTAGTACGTCGCCAGCACTTAAACCAATAAATGCGCCAGCAGCCAACTGCTCAAGATAAACTTGTTCAGCTTGAGCAGCGGTAGTGCCAGCTGGCGCTTCTAATGTAAATAACTTTCCATTGGGAAGATTAAAACTAAACTTGGCCATATTATGATACTGTTCCTCTAAATCCTGCTGGCAATGGTTTTGTATTTGGCGGAGTTGATGGCTGTCCTGGTTCCATTGCAACCTCTACGCTAACACCTTTGTTGTGAAAAGGCCATGGTTCGTGTGCGGGTGCTCTTGTTACAATGCTTTCTAATCCAGTCGAAGAAATTTGCCAACCTGTTGCCTGATTAAATTCTGTGTCGGGCATTACATATTTTTCTAATTTCTTTGGTGGTTCTACATTTTCTGCAGATCCACCATTGAGGTCAATACCTCCGGCTTGTAACGTCATGTCAGAGCCGGCATTCCACGATCCTTTTCTACTTACCAAAGCCAAACTGCCATCGGCCCGAACAGCAATGCGAGCTTTGCTATACATAATAGTTTCTTCGGTACTTGACAGCGTCAATTTCTTTTCAGTTTCAATGTTTGTGCCGCCTGCACTTTTCATATTGATTTTACCTCCAGCAAACATATTAATATCTTTGTCTGCATGCAGATTGATTGTGCCCTGAGTACGAACATTCACAGAGTTTGTGGCGTACACATCCAGTGTGCCTTCTTGTCCAAGCTCTAACCAGGCCTGTCCATTGGCATGGATGATGTACAAAAAATTGCCATCATCGCTCATTGTGATTTGATGCCCACCGCTGGTACGAACACGAACAAGATTGTCTTTGCCTTCAATATTGCCGTCGTCCATGACAAGACTATGTCCGCCTCGACGTCCAATTACATTTACATCACTTGAAGTGATAGAGTTATCCTCAATACGTTTTTGAATGTCGGATTCAGATAGGCCGCCGTTGTATACTGGGCGCCCNGGTGTACTGATTCCAAAAACTGCACTAGGACTTTCGCGTTGACTTGTTGAACTGATGGGACCACGTTGTGGATCTGCCAATGTGCCTTGTTGGAACATTTCGGCTGCTAAAAAACTATGTACTGGTTTTAGTTGATTATAAAACTGCGGGTTGTCGTTGATCTGTTCGTTGTTTGGATTGATTTCAGTAACTGGCAGTACTGTTGCGCCCAAGTAATAACTTTTTTGATCGCTATTTTGTAAATCAAATTTTGTACTTGCTCCAATAGCTGGAATCATGTGTGTCATTCCTTGGTCAGGAATACACCCCATGTAATAGCCCAAGTTCGGATCGCCGCCTGCAAAGAAACACAATACACTAACTCCAAGGTCAGGCGGAGTAAACCACATGCCGTAACTTTGTGGGTTTCCGTCTAGGTATCCGCCAACAGTATCGGTTGAACCTTTTTTTCCTGGTTGCGGTGGAGTAGCACCGTAAAATGGAGAACAATAACTGACAGTACGCCATACTGTGGTATCGTCTGGATTGTTGCCGGCCAGTTGTTCAATAAACACTTCTAACCGGCCTTGCCTGGTAGGGTCAACATTGTTTTTTACTACGCCAACAAATGGACCAAATATTGCGGACATGCCGCCGCGATCAAACCTGTAGTTGGGTGCTACGCCTTTACTTCGTTGTATATTATCTGCCATTGTTTATCCTTAATCGTCTTTAGACATCAGCTGGTTATTGAAAATTTGTGCTTCTGGATCATCTGCGTTTACTGCTGAATTAACGTCTGAGGCAGCAGAAGGGCGTAATTTAGGCGGAGGTGCAAACGACGGTACAAACACTTGTGCTTCTGGATCGTCTGCATTGAAGGCCGAAGTGCTATCGGGTTCGCCCGGAGTAAACGGACGGATGGATCGTAGTTGTACTGAGTTTTCGAGAGGATCAATATCAGAAAATTCGTTTGATGCGTTGTATGCTGCTGTAGCATCTTCGTTGATTTTTAAAACTTCGGCATCTCTGACTTGTTGTGCTGTTGACCCTGCTGCCGGTCTATCCCCGGCTACTAGTCTATTCCCCTCAGCTGCTCTAACTGCTCTTAACGGTCCGTCGTCGTATGTACTTCCTGTGACTGCTGCTTTTATTTCAGGAAGCGGCAATTGTACTATTGAGCCTAACAATTCTTGTTCAAACTTGCCATTGCTAAATGTGCTAGTTACAGAAGTGGCTTTGTAGGTGTAAATTGCTTGCGGATCTTGTCCAACATTGGGATTTGCAAGTCCAGTGCCATTCACATCATAATCAACTCCGGGATTCCATTGCAAATCAAAAATAATTTCTTGTGCTTCAAAATTGATTGAGCCGTCAGGCTCAAAAGGATCAAAATTAAAATTCAACGAGTCTATCCCGGCAGCAACCTCACCTTGTTGCAACCATGCAGGATCACCAATTATTCCTATACGAGTGGTACCAATGTCAGTTGGGCTATACAAATAATCAGCAGCCGATGCGCCAATTGAGTTGGTCTTGCCTTCGGCACCTTGGCTGCTGCTGGCAGCAACTGCTGCTTGATACACATAAGCAGGACTTTCCCTGTGATTTGTTTTTGCCCGGAATAGACCCAAAGTGCTGGGAGTTGTAAATGTCACGCTGAACAAACTGTTGAATGCTTGTTCAAAACGTGTTACTTGCGAGTTCTGGCCGGTGAACCAATATTTGTAACTTTTATGACGTCCACGCAATCTTGCTTCTGGATAAAATTCACTATTCATATCATTGATGCCGTAAGCACTGATGACATATTTAATATTGTAGGCAAAATCGTTACGCCCAGGATCAAACGCAATTGGTATAGCTTGAACTGAGATTTTATACCATGCCAGATCGCCCAATGGCTTTTGTGGCTTTGTTTCTTGTGTGGGTTCGTCAATTATTACATTTGCTTGGTCAGTGATGTAACTGCTGTTTTTTAATATTTCGTCTAATACTGCCACAATCGGCGTGCCGGCAACAATTTCAAATGTTCTAACATCATAAGCAACTGAATTGCTTTTGGGATTAACTTTGTCAGATGGATTCTTAGACCGTTGCATTGGTGTCTTGGATTTGCTGGGTGTGCCACCTTTGGCAACAAGAGAGTCGCCAAGAATAGCAGGAGCAAACTCTATGCTGTAAATGTTGGCTATTTTAAATGTACCAGATTTGACCATCTCAGCTTCTTGATTGTTTAGTGCAGAAACAAGCCCAATTGCAACGTTTTTACTCACCTTGGGCGCAGCATTTGCCTTGGGAGGTGTAGTGCTTTGTTTATTGGCATTGGCCTGGGCGGTGCTGCTGCTACCATACCCGTACGCACGCAGGTACTCATCCTCC